ACATCAGTTGCACTTATAGTTTCACTTCTCGTACCCTCATCAGTATCTTCAAATGTTTCTGAATCTGCGAATGGATTTAACGAACTATTTGCATGTCTTGGTGTATGTACCATTGGTACAATAGATGCTAATCCTTTGACTGGTGCAAACTTCTGTGTATTTATTTGTGTGTTTTGTTTTTGTAGTAATGCTTGTTTCACACCCCATAGAATACCTTTTGGTGTTAATGCAAACTTACCTAAACGAACAACATCTTCTGCTGCTCTCACTACTGATAATGCAGTTCCACCATAAAACACTCCAGGTATCTTAAGTATATCACCATAACCATCACCAATCTCTTTTGTGATAAATGGTTCATCAAAACCTAATCCCTCTGATTTTAATCCCTCGTTACCACCAAGTTTTTTATATTGTTCATCAACTTCATCTAATCTATCTTCAAGTGATTTATTATCTTCTTTAGTGAATCATTACCATAATCATAAAACTCAACCATATCTTCTTGATTCTCATTTGGTAGACCTGGTTCGGGCGGTAAATTATCTTGGTTAGTTCTTGATTCCTTACCTATCGTACCTTTCCAATTGAAAGATGTTATATCTGTTTTTACTTTATCAAATAATCCCATTTTACTCACTTATTAAGTTTGCTATTTCCGTTGTTGTTTTACCTGTATTTGCTGCAACTTCTTGCATTACTTGTACTAATTCTCCTAAATCATTAAATCCACTAAATAATCCACTATTTGCTTCTATAAATTTATTTATACTATCTTGTCCACCAAGTAGTGCATCTGATAATTGTTTTCTTTCTTCTTTATCTAAATCTGAGTATTCCTCTAACACCTTACTCATACCTTTATCTTTTTCATCACCAGTTGCAATTCCCATTGTAGCATCAAGTGTATTTGATGCGGCACCTTCACCAAGAAAATACCCACCAATACCACCAATCAATCCACCAATTCCTGCACCAACTGCAGTACCAAGTACTGGTATTACAGAACCAACTGCTGCTCCAAGTGCTGCTCCACCTTTTGCTCCAAGTGCAGCTCCACCATAACCTGCTGCTTTTTCAGCAACTTCTCTTCCTACATCCATTTTAGTTTTATTCTCATCTGCGGCTGTAGAAGCAATATCCATTGCATCAAGAGCAAGTGCTACTGGCAATGCTGCTTTTTTCAAAATTTTTGTTGAATTTTTAACTGCAGAACTTTTTAGTATATCATCTGCTTGTGAAAGAGCTTTTGCCGAGTCTTTAAATCCAGGCCCTTTCATCCCCTCTGCTTTAAATCTACCACCTGGTGTCTTCTTAACTAAATCACTAGCAACTCGATTAGTTCTCGTTGGTCCAACATCTACACCAAACTTTTTAGCAATTCCTTTCATTGCATTCCCAATAGGTTCTATTGCTAATAATGCTGGGGACATCATTGTTAGGTTGCTTCTTAAATCATCAATAGTATTATTTAATAATAAAGTTGCCTCTGTATTTGCATCAATTGGTTCAACTCCATCACTTTTAACTTCTAACTTACCACTTGCTAATCTACTTAACTCATCTACACTAACTCCAATAGATTCTGCTAATGCTCTTCTTTGAATAACATTCATTTTCTGTAATTCACCAGCTCCACCTATCTGTTTAACAACATCTTGTGTAGCACCTGCAATATCACCAGCGAGTGCAAGTTCTCTTGCTCTGTTGAAGTTTAATTGTTTACCAATTAATAGAGATGCCTCCATCTCCTTTTCAATACTTGATTCAAAATCTAATAATGAGTTCGCAATCTTTGCAGTGGTTTGTAAACTAACACCGAGTTTTCTTGCTTGAACTGCTGCTCTTGCCATGTTAGTACCACCATCTCTCGTGAACTCTGCAAATGTTTCTGTATTTTCTGCTAAATCTTTTATTATTTGACCTGTACCAACATTGTTTGCTTTAGCAATACCAGAAAACACCTCAAGTCTTTCCATACCATCAGCACCATCGTTAACACCATCCACCAATCCTACCATAGTTCTGGCTAACTTTACTGCATCCTCTCCAGCAATACCTAATCCCATAGACATTTTAGCAACTTCTTCTGCAGATAATCCTGCGAAGTTTCCAATATCACCAAAGTTCTGTATTATCTCGCCTGATATTTTATTAGTATCTTGTCCAAAAAATTCAAAAAACTTTCTATTAAAAAATCCTACTTCTTTATTTACTTTTGCTGCTTGTGTTGCAGATAACCCAAATTCTTGAGATAATTTTTGAGTGTTTTTTACCATATCGACTGTATAGGAAACTGCCAATGCTAAACCAGCAAGTAATAACAAATAAGGATTCTTTGCAATTGCTCTACCAAACAATACTGCCTGGTCTTTAATATCTTTCATACTACTAGCACTTAACCCAAGAGAACCAAGTAACTTATCAGTAAGTTTATTTTGGGATTGCATTTGTGCTGCAATATCTGCATTAGCCTCGAATATCACATAGGTTTCATCTCGTTGGGTTTTTAGTGATTCTGCTTTCTTTTTAGCAGATGCAGTTCCAATATCTTCAAGTTTTTTAATATCAACAGATATCTTACGAAGTTTTTCTTTACTACCTGCTATATCATACGAAAGTACAGCTTCTTTATCTTTATTATCAAGAATATCATCCGAGATATCTTTTAATCCATTTGCTATTTTTATTTCTTTCTTTGCAGTATCTAATATAACTTTCTGTGTTCTAAGGCGTTTCTCCAGATTCTCTTTTTCTTCCTTAGTGGCCGAATTCATCTCCTTGATGATGTCTTTGATTTTTTGAGAAACCTTTTCTCGGTCTTCCGTCAATTGTATGATTCGTTCGGCATTTTTGAGTTGCTCGGTTGATGCCATATTACAATCCTAATGCTTTTTCTATTCTTGCTCTTTCTGCTCTTGGATTTTTCTTGAGTTTTTTTAATGCATCTGCTATCTTTTGGTCTTTCTTTGAAAAGATTCTGTCAAGTTCTGCATCATTGATACCCTTGATTTTATCTACAAGAGTGTTTAACAGACCTTCAAGTAGTCCTTGCTCATGTAGTTTATTTAATTGTTCTTTCTTAAACATAAGATTAATTTCCTTTGAATGTTGGAATCCAATAATAAATATCAAAATCCTATATTTTATGAACTATCTTCTTCTTCGCTTTTCTGCCTTTTCTTTTTCTTTTTTACGAACTTCGAGTAGTTTATTAGTATAGAATCTGCGAAGATATACGGGCATGGTGTAAAGTTCTGTGAACGAGAACTTTGAATCATAATATACTAATGAAAATATTTCTTCGTGTAGGTCTAATTTATTAGATGCTGTCAGGCCAAAAAAATCGTACCCCTACAGGTATATTTACCTTATGGGGCTCTCCTATTTGACTTGTATATTCTTGTTCGAATATTACATCTGGTGATATCTTGGTTAAATTATCTCTATATGCTCTTGTATCTTGTGAAAGAAACTGATTGTCTACAAAGTTATTTATTTCACCTCTATCTGTTTCACCATCTACTGAAATGATTTGTTTTTTCAAACGAGTAGTGAGTTCTCTTGATACACCATTTAATTGTTCAAGTTTTTTGTATCCATCCAACTCTGCTTGAACTTCTTTTTCATCTTTATGTGTTAATAGTTTGAACTCTAAAACTCTACCTGATATTGGTAAGGTAAATTGAAACTTATTACCACCCTTTATCAACTTCTTATCTAAATTTTTTGTTGATAATTTAGTTAAATCAAATGATGTTTCAACTTCTAAACCTGTATCGGGGTCTATGATAGTACATACATACTCTTTACCATATCCTAATACACGAGTACCTAACATCAATGCATTCTTATCACCAATTAATAAATCATCTAATTTTACTTTTGGGTCAGCGATTACTGATTCTAATAATCTATCTATCACTAAACCTTTTTCTATTAGATTTGTAGAGGTAAGAATATCCTCTTCTCTTGCAGTCATGTATTTGACTTCTATTGTTCCACTACTTAATGGACTTCTATTGTTCCACTACTTAATGGACTATCTTTAGGATATAGTAATCCTTTTGATGGTAAAGATAATTGTTCAGTAGGAAACGCGTACTGATTCTCAGCCATTGTTTATCTCCTATGAAATGAATTTAAAACCATATATAATAATTATGTTGTAACTTTCGTAAAAACGAATTTATTTTTTTATTTTTTATTTCCTAATACTTTTTCAGCACCTGCGATACCGAAACTACCTAAAGTAGTGAATAGAAATGAATTGTATACTACATCATTGATAACTAAGTCTTTACCCATGATACCAGTAACAACATCTGCTCCTGCAAAAATAACCATTATTGTGAATGCACCGAAACCAATTATTGATTTCTCATTGTACTCATTGTCATCTTTGAAAATTTCCCACATACTCATATGCCCTCCGTTCTTAGAATGATAAAATAGCGTAATCGTAACGAAGTGTTAAACTGATATCAGCAACATCCGTTCCGTTAGCAAAATCCAAATCGTTGAAGTTTGCTGTTTGGATAAATGCACCAACCAACTTCCACTCTTCAACTTTATCTCCAACTGGTCCTAAAAGATTGAAAGTAATATCTTTCTTATAGAAATCAGAGTATCCATCACGACCTGTTACAGATTCATGATGTAATCTAACCCATTCCATAACTGCCTGAGCACCTGATGGAACGATTGGGTCATAGAGAGTAATCTCTAATGGTTCCCAAGTACCTTTACCTTTAAGGTATCGTTTAACATTGATATGATTTAGTTCAATCTCCTCAAATGTGATTTGAGGTCTATTCATTGTTTTTACAAAGTAACTCGGTATACCATCGATATCCATAATGAACCTATTTTTAGTTTTAGGTTCAAACGCTTTGAAAAAGATTTCGTCTTGTTTTAAAATATCGGCCATTTTTATCTCCTAAAGTATTTGCCTTTAAAATTTCTTCGATAATAAATATCAGCAAACAAAAAAAAGTGAATTATAGTAGTACTTTCTTCTTAGTTTTATTGAAGTTTTTTAAAAATAATCCTTGACTTGTATAGGTTTTATGTTGTATATTAAGATATAAGAAATGAGAGATAAATAATGAATTGTAATAAATGTAAAAAAGTAAAAGCAGTTATCGAGTACAAAGATGGTAAATATTGTACTTGGTATTGTGCGAAAAAAAAATAAAAAAACACTTGACTCCAATGTTTAAAAGCATTATATTATAGTGTAATAATGATAGAAAAGGATAGAAATATGGATATGGGAACTTTTGCGATAGGTTGTATGAATTATGAATTGAATAGAGATAATGGTAAATTACCAGAACATGATATTGAGTTCCAAAATGAAACTAATATTGGACCAGTATGGAACAATGATAAACCATTAACAAGACAAGAACAGAGAGAAGCTCTTGAAGAAGATGGTAGAATGACTTACAACGAAATAGAGGAATGGTTAGATGCGTTAGAAATGTAAATTTGTGGGTTCTCGATTACTACATATTTGAAATCGAAAGGGTTATGCAGAGTTTCACTATATTAGAAACAGCAACAAAAAACCCCACTTGAAAAAGCGGGGTTTTTGTTTGTCTATTACTTACTAATAAACTTATTCAGGAAATGCTGCTCCTGTCGGTTGTATTACGAAATCCAACACGATGAATTCAGCAGTTCTTGTAGGTTGAATGAAGATTTGACCAACTAATTGGTTTCTATCCACAACATCTGGTGTGTTGTTTGATTCATCCATTACTACTTTAAACGCACTTAATCCACTATTTTGTTGTACACTATTCAAGAATGGGTTCACTATAGATAGGAACTTGTTTCTTGTTGCACTTGTGTTTTGTTCGAATACCAAGAACCTTGATGAAGAAGCAATGAATTTACGAAGTCTGATTAACAGTCTTCTTACATTGATTCTATCAAGAGCAGATGGTTTTCCTTGTAATGTTTTTTGTCCAAACACCACAACACCTTGACCTGGGAATGAAGCAATTGGGTTAACACGACCTTCATAGAGTTCATCTCTTTCTGTATGTGTTAATCTTGTTTTTGCTTCTAATACTGATGATAATCCACCACGATTCAATCCAGCAGGTGCAAACCATTCGTGTGCTATAGAATCATTAAATGATAACACACCTGGTAATACAACTGATGGTGGAACCCATACTGGTTTATTTTTACTTTCATCAATTATCTTGACCCATGGATAGTATGTACCAGCATAATTAGTATCGATAGTATTAATATCTGATACTGCATTTGCCACACTTCTACCCCATCTTGAACCATCCATAATGTAGAATGCATCTGCACGAGATTCTACTTTACTAATACCATGATTAGTAACTGAATTATGATATTCATGTATGATACCTGGTGTTACCAATAAATTGATATCAAACTCGTCTGGATTACTTACTGCATTAATTGCTCGTTTGTAAGCCACAGAACCACTAGCATTCGCATCATTACAATTGAATCCTTGTGTGTTTGTACCTGAGATATCATTACCTACTGCTTTCAATGTTGTTGGGTTATCACCATCAAATCCGCCTTGGAAAGGAACAACAAATTTCAACTGAGATTTCGCTGCAGCTGATAAAGATAGATTTTCAGTTCCATCTGCGTATGTTGTTATACCAAGAGTAGATGCATCAGCGTGTCCTAACATATTCTCAAGTGAGAATACTGCATTGTTTCCAGTGCCTGCACTTGCAGGTATTGGAGCAAGGTATTGTTTGTTAGTCTCTGCTGCAAATTTCCAACCATAGTAAACATTTTGGTCAAATACACCGAGTGTGTTGTTTTGTGCTGTTACAAAACTTGCACTTGGGATTGTTGTTGTTCCAAGAGTTGGATTACTTGCTGCTGCAAAACCATGTGGTATTAATGATTCATCGATACCCTCAAGATTTGTTATGTAATCAGATATGTAAATATGTACTGATTTGTTTGGCCAATCACCATTGTAGGTTAATTTTCCATTTGTATCTATTGTTACATATCTATCACCAATTACTCTTGGTAGGTAGTTTTGTGAATCTGAATCGAAGTTTAGATTAGTAAACTCTTCCATTACTTCGCCATCATTGGTTTCACCTGGATTATTCTTCAACACTCTTAATGAAAATGAACCAAAATCACTACCTGGTACTGAACCAGCTGCAGTTAAATCTGCAATAGCGATTTTAAAGTTATCATTTACATCTGTTCCATGTGAACGAGTATTTACTTTAAATAAACTTTTGTTTGCACTTCCAACCAACTGAGATACGATGTAAGGTGTAGTTGCTACTGCGTAATCGTGAGTGAAATCTTCCCCATTTGAGGTTGAAGCACTTACTATACTCATACTTACATTTGCATCGAATCCATTGGATGATTGAAAGTCTTTGAAGTTCTTGTAAACATAAACATCATTGTTTGTAGATTGTGGGTCTGACCCATAAATCTTTGTGATGTAGTTTGCAGAACCTGTGTTAAATGAAATTGCCTTTGCAGAACCATTGATTGTTATTGTAGCAGCTTCAAAATCACCACTTGCGGCTATTGATGCTGATGTTGGTCCACCCAAGTCTAAGGATGGAGCATTTCTCGATGGTTTTAGTACTGCAGCGGTAATAGTACCAAGAGAACTTGAAATAGCTAATCTAATTGATGAGCTCTGATATCCCCCTAATCCTAATACACGAACAATTGTCACTGCTGGAGCATTTTTAATGTACTCCTTGACGGTGTAAGGTACATAGAAACGACTATCAACTCCACCAAAGATATTTTCAAATTGTGAAAAGCTTGTGATTTGGGTGGGTACAAATGCTGGTCCCTTGACAGTTGGACCAATAATTGCAGCACCTATATCAGCAATACCTTGTGGTAAGAATGATAGGTCTTTTTCGTTTGTAAATACACCTGGACTGACTATTCTCTCTGCCATGTGTTATTCTCCTATTAATATTAAATTGTGAGTAAAACTTTATACTTACTCTATAAGTATCATTTTAAAATCTCAAAATATACTCAACCAAGAACTTTTTTTAAGTAATTGGTGTAAATTCGCCAGTATCCACATTTAGATTACCTTTTCCGTATTTCTCTTCTAAGGTTTTAGCCAATGTTGCTTCTGTATCTTGTACTTGTTGATAAGCTGCTTCTAATTGAACACCATATTGTTCAATCTCGTCTACTTGTTTTAGAGCCAAAATTTTTCTTACTTTGGTTCTACCGAATTCTTGTTGAATATTAAGGTAGTCGTTTCTTACTGCCTCTAATGATTTTAACTCGTCTTCTGTAAACTTGACAACATTATCTGTATCTTTTTTCTTTGCCATTATAACTCCTTGTTAATTTACTATAAATAAATATAAAACTATTTGTTCAAACAATCACAATTCTTTTCGATATGTTTGATTTTTTTATCTAATTCTTTGATACCCTCAATCAATAATGGTATAATCTTTTCATATTGTACACCCTTATACCCACCATCTCTATCTTTAACTGCTTCAGGTATAATTTCTTCTATTTCTTGAGCAATAACCCCAACATCATGACCACTATATACTTGTTGGTTTTCATTCCAATCAAATTCATATCCACCAATCTTATTAATCTTATCTAATGGACTTCCAATTTGTATTATATTATCTTTTAATCTTTTATCGGATGAATTAAACGCTATAACATCTCCACTTGCTCTGATTGTAGAACCACTTATGTTACCAGTAAACAAAGCGTGTCCTGCATCTGACATATCTAATGTTAATGCAGTTATGGTTGCACTATTATCAACACCTTTGAATACTATATCTTTATCGTTTGTTGCAGATTTTATAACGAAATCTGAAGTATCTCTTTTGAATCTACCAAATTCAGTACCACCATCTTTAAGGATAATATCAGTACCATCTGCATCAAGAATAATATCACCTGCTGCATCAAGTGTTAAATCACCTGAAGATAATGCTATTGTGGTTCCATCAATGTTGATGTTATCAATATCTATACCAGCATCTGCTGTAAGTTTTTCAGCAAAAGTCCATGTTTCATCATCTAATGCATTTTTTAGATTTGTCATGGAAGTTACACCAGTACCACCATTTCCTACAGGTAATGTTCCTGTAACATCTGCGGTTAAATCAATTTGATTTCTTGTAATAACTTGGTTACTAATTGTGATATAATCAGGTGTTCCACTTAATGTAACATCACCAGTATTTGTACCAGTGGTATTTCTTAAATTATCGGCTTGAGTTTTACCAATCTCCGTTCCACCAATGGTTAGAGTAGATGCATCAACTTCAACTCTACTGGCAGTTACATAACTGAAAGATGCACTTACACCAGATATATCACCACTTAAAGTGATATCATTTAATACGGCATTACTACCCGATGTTACTACTTTTTTCCAACTTGGCATCTATTTTATCTCCTTATGGTTGGTTACCCCTCGGCCCACTTCCTTGTTGCCAAACAAGGCCAATAAGTTATTCTTCAACCCAAAGTTCTCCGTCTTGTTCTTTAAGTCTTTGCTTTTCTTCTTCTTGAATCTTAGAAATTTCTTTATCAACTACGGATTTCGTTGATTCAACTTTTTGTACTTTCGCACTTGTTCTATTTATCAATTGGTATTGCGATTTTAGTTTATTAACTACTTCCATTGCCATACCTAAATGTTTACCTGGAATCATAGAGTTCTTAATTAATTCAAACAAGAACTCTATCTCATCCTTTTTAAACTTAGCTACTTCATTCACTATACTCGTTGTTTTGCCTTTAATATTAAAAGCCATTGTAACCTCACTTTAGTTTATGAATAAATCCAAATTGTTCCATCATCTGTGTTAACATGCATCATACCAATTCTATCAGTTGCACTTGTTCCAAAATCACTTGGATTAGCACCTGCAACAGGATTAACTGCTGAACCACTAACTGATACCACATATTGTCTTGGTGCGATTGATGTAGCATTTTCTGCCGTATCATCTTCTTTCGTTAATGACCATCTCTTTGCTGAATCATCATATCCAAGAGCTGTTCCAAGTCCACCTGCACCAGTTCCAACAATCAAACCACCATCACCACTTGTTGAACCACTTGAAGCGTAGATAAATCTATCTGCAACTCTCAAGTTAGTACTATCAATTGTGGTTAATGAGCCATTTACATCTAAATCACCAGTAACAATAACACCACCACTAAATGTAGCAGTATCACTTGATTGATTACCTATTGTAAAGTTACCACCTAAATCCGTATTCAATGCAGTTGCTAAATCAGCACCACCTGTAGTATAGAATGTATGAATCTGGTCTGCAGTTGCAAGTCCAGTCCCACCATTTGCTATTGCTGCAGTTTTTGCTGATAGAGTTACTGCTCCACTTCCATTGTATGTTGTACCACTATTTAAGTTAAGTGTTACATTATCTATGGTTAAATCATTTGGAACTTTCAATACTGATAGTGTATCACTTGATAATTCTATTGTTGAAGTATCTGCGGAATCTGTATTTAACATAGTTCCATGAACTTTATCAGCTCCAATTGTTGTAGCACCATCGTTACCGATTGTTATATCACCACTAACTGCTACTGAATTAATATCTGTTCCATCACCAATTAAAATTTGTCCATCTGTTTTTGCATCTAAATCAGTAGGTGCGTTTGAACCACCACCAACTTTAATACTACCTTGTGTGATGTTTGCTAACATATTGTTGTCTACTGAATCATTTGCAATAGTTAAAGCTCCACCTGCTGCGATTGTTGCATCTCCACTAACATTTCCGAATATAGCATCCTCTACATTACTAAATGTAATTTTCTTTTCTGTTCCGTTATCTGAATATAAAAGGTGGTCTTGTGTTTGATGTAATGCTGTTCCTGCTGAAAATGCATCAATATCCAAACTTGCTGCTGCTATGTTTGTTAAACCTGAACCATCTCCACTAAATGAACCAGTCATCGAACCTGTGATGTGTGAATCTGCTACTGCTGAATTATTTGTAAAATTATCTAAAGTCGTATTACCTGCGTTTAGTGTTGAAGTACCGATATCAATGTTACCGAAACCACTTGAAATAGCTCCAGTCCCAAGCGTACCCACACTTGTAACTCCTGTCTGAGATGCATCAACATTAATCACTAATGTTCCATCTCCAGTTACCGCGGTTAAACCAGTTCCTGCAACATCTGCTGCTGCTTCTACTGCTGGTCCACCTGAACCACCCACGATTATACTTCCGTTTGTTGTTAAGGCAAGAGACCCAACTGCATCTGTACCACTATCTTGTGAAATTAAAACCGCTTTATCTGTTAAAGATGTTCCACCAATACCACCTTGTGCTACTGGTAATGCAGTGTCTAAAGTCAAAGAAGATAGTTCCGCAGCCGAACCACTTACTATTACTTTTCTCCATTGTGCCATTATTTTCTCCTTTTAGAGTATTATTTCTCTATTATTAAATATTAAGTTGGTGAGTTTTCGTATCCTAAAAACCATGCAGAACTACTATAATACATACCACCCTTAATTGCAGTAGGTATTGTAGTAGATTCACCCAACACTATTACTTTATCATCTATCTGTACTGATATTTCATCACTTGAATTTTTCAATGTAAATAAATCTGAACTATCAGTTGCCTTAAATGTAAATGCTGAACCTGTAACACTTAGGTGGTTTGAACTCCCACCAGTCGTATTAAAGGTAACATTATTGTAAGTGAAACCATCTGTCAAACTTAGTGTATCTATGTTTGCGGTTCCATCTAAATGTAAATCTTTCCATTGGAATGTTGAACTTCCTAAATCTATTAAATCATCTTTGGTAGGTGTGAATGAACCACTTATACTTAAACTACCTGTAAATTGATGTGTATCATCTATGGTATCACCAAATTTAGATGAACCACTTAATTCTTGTGTTGTTATGTTGGTAACCGATGAACTAACAATATAATTGTTTGCAGTTATATCCCCATCAACAAATAAACCTGTACTTAAATTCTTACCAACATATTGATAAGCACTCATATAAACTTCTAAATTGGATGAAAGTGCAGATTCAAATTGTATTACACCTGTTTTATAATCAAACTGATAATCATTAACTGATACAATATCACCACCACTTAATGAACCACTATCTAATGATGTGGATTTAAATACTTTAACACCATAACCAGGTGTTCCATCTTCTGTATTAGCGTTTGCAAGTGCACTTACTGAATACTTAGGTGATATAAAATTAGTTTGTTGTCCATCTTGAATCAACTGCGGTGTTACTCCACCTGTACTTCCTGTCGGAACCATAAAGAAGAATACATCATTAGCAACATTAGACCTTGTTAATCTTTGTCTAAAGTAATATTTTAGTACACCACTTGTTTCTCCACTTTGAGCACTTCCACTAAATGGTAATCCACTTGATGGAATTAAGTGAGTCTCTGTAAATATTTCACTTGCACCTAAATCTAATACATCGGTAAATGATTCTTGTGCGGTATTTAACGCATCACTTGTAAATCTTCTGTTACCTAACAGTCGATTTGATTTTTTAGTTTGGTCTATTGCCATTAACTATACCCCAATGTTATTGATTGTATTGGTGATGGGTCTCCCTTGTATCTCACCACTACATAAAGTTCTTCATCTGTAGAATCTAAGAACATCCCATCTGAGTTTCTCATAGGGATTGTATAAGTATTACTTGAAACACTACCACCTGTATTTCCATATAAATCTATATTACTTGAAAATGGATTCTTATGATTATCTGTAGTTATTCCACTTTCAATTAAGTTACTTGTGGTATCACTTGGGTCAAATAATCTTGCAGTAGATATACTTGTATTTCCACCTGCACTTGTACCACTTTTAAATATTATTGCACAAGCAATTCCATCCGAAGTAGAGTTCCAATTCACTAATGTTTTGTTATTCAAGTTTACAGTCATACTTGTTTTGTTTCCACTTGATTTTTGGAATCTTCTTATATAATATTTGTATGTACCACTACCAAAATTTTCTTTAAACCAATATCCATAATCACCACCTGGGTCTACTAAGTAACCTGGTTTTACTTGTAAATCATAATCACCGAGAACCGCATCCCCCTCATCATTCGTTTGGAATGAGTCTGTTGTGAAATATGCTCCATTAAATGCAGTTACATTGTCTGCCAATACTATTCTGAAATCTTCACCATCAAAACCCTCTGTAGTACTATTTACTGAAGTAGGGTCATATCCTTGTGCTCTACTATAAATTGCTAATGAACCACTATCACTTGATTGTCCAAATAGAGTTGCATCATAAAAACTTTCTGCTGGTGTGGTATCAGTTACACTTGAGTTCTTCCAATTTCTACCAGTCGCTCTAAATGTTAAACTATAATTTAAAGTGTTGTTACTTGTTCTATTTTGTCCAACATTATCACTATTACTATCAAGTGAGAAAGTGAATGAAGAACTTGCAACTGCAATATCTTGAATCTGTGGGTCATCACCACTACTTCTCTTTGTAGTTCTTGTTCTATCAATTACATAATTAGTTGCACCTGTTGATGATACACCACTATTACTTACAGTCGTGGTTGTATTACTTAATGATGTTGAACCAATATTATCCCAAGTATCTGTTGGATTTGAATTTACCATTACTGATGTTCCATATCCAAATGCTGGGTCAAAGGATTTACTTACCTCTGATACAAAATCATGCCCATAACTTGTTGTTAATAGATATGGTGCTCCACTTAAACTTCTTGATGTTGCTGAGAAACTTGTTCTACTTAAAGAACTTGTAACTGCTACTGTCGGGTTACCAGTCGTGATATCGGTTGTTAATCCACCTGTATATAAATAAAATCTTGTAGTTCCATCTGAACCATCTTTGTATATGAAATCACTTTGTGAACCTGTCTTTAATCCAACCACGATATCATGTAATTTATAATATCCACTTGCTGATATTGCATTTGCAGCCGTTGCACCACCTGTATATTTTCTTCCACTTATTGGTCCTGCAACACTATTGAAATCTCCATCTTGATATGCTGATGGAATAACTGCAGGTTGTGATGTTACTATTTTACTTAGTATCAACCCGTTTGATGTACCAAATGAACTCTGTGTGTAATCTACAAAAGATGATGTATGATATGTTGAACTTGCATCTGGTGTTGAATCGGAATAATTATCACTAAATGATTGTGAAGCGATTACTCGTACTGAATATGCAGTTGCTCCACCACTCGTTAGTATTCCTAATCCAAAGTAATTACTATTACTACTTACATCTGTACTACCACCTGCGTTTGCAGTTATAGTGTTTGTAAATGTACCAAAGGTTCCTTGTGTTGTGATATTTGAAGATGGAATCCTTGTTGCATAACTTCCATGAAATGGATTCGTTCCAACATCATTTGAAGAATCACCTCTATCACTTGATTGTACCCACCCTTTATGTTCTAAATAATCTTGAACTTCTCTGTAAGACCCTGTCTCACTTAAATCTATAAATGCTGAACCAGTCCAACTATTACTCAATCTTGCATTTTCATATGTTGAACCTAACACCCCATTTAGTAAAGAACTTTTACTTGTTTCACTTCCATCTGTGTGTGATGTACTGACTGTATTCCAATATTTTGTATTTGGTGCTGCATCTGCAACATCTAAACTATGACTCATTGCACCTGCAATAAATCTTAATATTTCACTAACATGAGTTTCATTTGTAAAATTATTAAAATAACTTCCCTCTAAACTTGTTTGCCATGCATTTGATGTTGGATATCCATTTGTAATATTATTGGTTATGATACCTGTAGATGAACTTGGTTCAGATTGAGTATAATCAGAATTTATATTTAATGAACCTGTAACTTTTAAATCATTATCTGTAGATTGATGTGAACCTGTAGGTGAGAATATACCAAGTTGTCCATCAATCGCACTTGCAGGTATAATGTTAGTACCACTTAATGAACCACTAAGTGTGAACGAACCTGTTAAGGCGGGATTCAATTGTTTACTATCTATTAATGCCATATTCTTCTACTTCTTGTTTTCTGTCTACCCACCAATCTGTAATTGATTTCGAAATCTTTTTCTTATGTTGAATAGTTTTAGGTTGTTTCATTTTTTCAATCGTATCCAATGTTAATTTTCTATCTGATTGAGCACATGATTTACACACACTATTATTACCCACTGCCCTATCAAAGGCATCTTTTCTCGTATAGGTTAACATCTTACTACACGATGGACACTTTCGGTTTTTCCTATTTTTCCAATGTCGTTTTCTCATACTAATAAATATCAACAAATGGTAAAACCAATGTGGTATTTATGAATTAAATTTTCCCCAAGCAACTATTTCATCATCGGGTGATAAATTATACCCAAGTGAATTAGCATCCATATGTACTTTAAATGTACTACCACTTTGTTGTACTTCTAATGCATCTTGTTCTAAAATCATCCCATTTAAATAAAAGTGAAAATCAGTTATTGATGTTGTAGTTAAATCTCCTGCAGATGCTGTTACTGCCGAAAAACTAGCAGTAGAATTACTTATCGTACCAACTTTTGCGAATTGTTTTCTTAAGTATAAATTTGCTGTTTCTGCTTCTCCACCGAGTACTTGGAATGCTACATTTTCTGTAACAAGAACATTTGTTCTTGCCGAACTTACATCACTACTATTACTAAAAGCGATGATATCACTACCATTTACACCGAATGAACCACTAATGGTTACACTACCTGTTACCTCGTGTATATCATCTAATGTATCACCAAACTTTGTACTACCAGAACTAAAAACAACTTCAGATGAACTTAATTCTGTTAATATCGTACCAGCACTTATACTACCATTTATTGTTGCATTATCTTCGTGAGTATAGTTTTCACTTATTTCTTGTGTATCGACTGTGAATGTAAGATTTGAACCACTTATAAATCCATACCCTAATACCATATTTTGTGAATCATCATTTGGGTTAGGTAAAACAAGAGTTTGATTTTCTGGTTGTGTTACCCCATTAAACTCTACACTTGAACCAGTTGCTACTGATTGTCCTATAGAAAATTCTGTTACTGTCCTATTTGTTGCATCTAACTCACCATTATTAGAAGATACAAAACCATCAGAACCTGATATTACAATTGGGTTTTTAAATTTTAAAATTGGCATTAACTATTCCTATGAATTAAATTTACCAACTGCTAATATTTCATCATCAGATTCTAATTCATATCCAATACCACTGGTATCAACTTGAAGTAAAAATACACTACCACTTTGTTCTATTGTAAGAGCATCGTGTTCCATGTATTGACCATTAATAAAGAATAAGAAATCATTCTCATTAGTATCAGTAAATCCACTTGGTGCAGATGCAGTTACTGCGGTGAAACTTGCAGTTGCTGTACTCAATATACCATTTGAAGATTTATAAAAATTCTTTCTTAGATAGTTTTGTTTATCAGTAACAGAACCTGCTGTAAAACCAGACATTGCTGCTTCTGTTACAAGTGTTGTTGCACTTTGGTCTGTTAATCCACTATCATTGGATATCTCATTTACACTATATCCATTTAAACTCCAACTACCAGTAATATTTAAACTACCTGTTCTTTGGTGAGTATCATCTGTAGTATCTCCTAATTTAGTACTACCACTTTCAAATAATATACTTGATGAAACAAATGTTGTTTTAAATTCTTGTGCAGTTAGTGTTCCAAGAACATTCATATCACCATTGACCGTAACATTACCACTCGTTGTTAAACTACCTGTGATATTTACACTACCACTAATACCTGTATAGGAATATGTGGTTGGATTACCAAACACTAATGTGTTGGATGTAATTTGATTAAATGTTACATCATCTGTTGGTGCAACTGCCTGTCCTATAGATATCGTTTGATTTACTTGTTGTGAACCATCAAATGGTGAACCATCATTACTTAATGAAACACCTGTTCCTGCGTTAAACACAAGTGGAAAACTTGTAGATATACTGAATATATCCTTTACTGGTGATTGAACTGATACTCCACCACTCTTATCTGATTCTATAAAATCATCAGCAGTTTTTTCAACATCCATGTTGATGATAACCTTTTTAGGTGTTAATTGTTTCTTAGTGGTTATCATGTTGTTAAATTCTTCAGGTATAATATACCCATATAATTGAACACTAAAGTTAGTTTTTATAATTCTTTCTTGAGTATCCATTTCACTTGCATCACTAAATGAATCTATCTTACTTCTAAACCTCATCTTACCAGGTTCACCCCAATAAGAATTATCTGTGTAATTTACCCTTTCAATGATTTTGTTCATCTGTTCTATGTATGATGTCCATATTGTAAACTCGTAATTTAGAGTTACATAATCTGGCATAACTACATTGTATAATTCTTTATTTGGTGTAGTACCAATCGTTCTACTGAATTGGTCGTAACGATTACTTGAAGAATACTTTTGTGAAAATGTTTGAAAATTTCTTGGATTATTAGCATCCATTTTATTAGTTGGGATATTTTCATTCTTTTCCATACCTGTTCTTCTAAACACAATAGCAGGTGTAATTAATTGTTGGCGTTTATCTCTCATGAAACCCATTTTTTGTATACTAACCCATCTTTCAGGTGATGCATACATAACGGGTACTTTGATTGTTTCTTTATTTTCTGTGACTGTAGGTTTAATAACTTCATTAAAATAGTACATGATTGCACTATCCATATCAATAATCTGATTACTGATATTTTTTACTTTATCATCATCTCTTCGTAATTGTTTACCACGATTATAATCATCTCTAATCGCAATCGAGTTTAAATCCCTACGAGCCTTTCTCGATATCGGTTTTTTTCTCATTAAAACGCCCTTGTTTGTTCAATATTTAGTGAATTGATTCTTGTTAGTGTACCTGTACAAGATATTGTCCAATTTTTATTGTAATCCCCAGCAACTAATTGATTTTCATTTGTTTTTGTGATTTCAAAATAACCTAAGTTCCAACTTACAACATCACCAATATCTGGTCTGAAGTTTATATCAATTAACATATCTCGTTGGAAATGGAATTGTGCTTCTTGTCGAGCATCTGGTCCAAATTCATTTACTTCAAAATCAAAATCTTCTGCCTCTATTATACAAGATAACTTAACTCCTGCCTCATACACTTTACCACCACCTGATTCACCATACATATTAGTTTCGGTTTCATATGTGGATACTCTGTAAAGTATAATCTCTTGTCCAATGATTCCACAATCACCTTTATCAAGATTACCAACGAGTTCATCATTGAATCGTTTGGCTAATTCAGTATCTCTTGTTGGCCAATATCTACTTGCCATAATTTTATCCTATATACATTGGATAAGGAACTTTCTTTAACTTCTCTTGTAAGTTATCCGCAGATTCCCTATCTGCTTCCATAAGTGCCCTATTACTTGTTTGGTCTAACATTTCTCTTAATTGTTCTATTAACTGGTCTTTCTCAGCAGTTGCTTCTGCTCTTAATGTTTCACCATCTAATGAAACTTCAGAGTTAGGAATAGGAATAGTACCATATTTACTACGAACCATACCTAATAACTCTTTTGATAAAGCCAATCCATACTTACGAATCCATTGTTTACCCACATCATTGATACTTTGGTATTTCATATTATCATATGGAGCATTACTGATATCTGATATTGTATCTGCAGAACCACTATAACGAGTTCTTAACGCATTATCCCTATCTGATATTTCTTTCCACTCAACCCACATTGATGCAGTAGCAGTACCCGTAATTCTTGGGAATACTCTCAACTTATTGTTAACAATGTTAAATGAATACGCAGATTTTCTAATCTGGTCATTAAATTCGATTGCTTGAACCCTAAGTAAATCTGCATATATTGGTTGTAACATAAATGTAATTGCTGGTGATGAACCACCGAATCCAAATGCATCTAACATATTGTTTGTTTGTTGTCCAGTTCCAGCATATGGGTCAAAGTATCTTGTGATTGCTGGATTACTTTCATAGAATACTCTCGTAACTTCTATTCCACCACTAGCACTTGGGTCTGCAATTAAATTGTTTAAATCATAATCTTGAGAACCACTATTTATAGTGATTTTAGATTTCTTTCGTTCTACTTGTCCACCTACACCTGCTTCACTTCCATATGTTTCTGATATGAAAATTTGTTCACTCATAGTGTGTGATATTCTTTTATGTGTAAGATTTGAACCTGTAGATTGTCCTTTCAAACTCAATAGATTATCTTTTATATTGAATTGATTTACTTGAGCTGAGTATTCTGTGATACTTTCTTCGAAACATGCATAAAATTGAGTATCTTGAAGTTCAACTGCAGTTATAGGATAACCCATCCTCTTTGCACACCATGTTGCAAATTTGGGAGCATCTCCTTGAAAGTCTGAATCTTCATCGTAAAACCCAAATGGTGTTGAACCACTTGCATCTGAACCACTACCTGGCCAAATTGGTTCTTGAGCCATAGTATTCTCCTATTTAAATAGTTTTGTATGTAATATTACAATAATAAATATCAAGACACAAAAAAACCCCCAAAATAATTGAGGGCTTTTTTGATTGTACTAATGTACATTTAAGTTAAAAAATTTAACTCAAATTACACAAGGTTGATATCAGCAACAATGACCTTACCATAGAATTCTGGTCTAACCATCTTCTTAGCATATCTAGTCATAACACCTTTTCTTGGGGTGAAATTCTTAGGGTCATATACAAGTGGTGTCATGATTAATGGCACATATGGTGCATATACTGCTCCTGTTTCTAAGAAATTGCTTCCTCTGAAACCAGCAAGTATTACATTATCTTGAGCGTATGGGTTCTTATAGACAGTAAATCTGTTATTAAGAGCACCAACTCTCTGAACACCCATTGCGAATGTTTTTTCAGTTGCTTCACCTGAAGTATCAGCAGCATAGCCTGGAATACTCTCGATGATAGTTGCAGTTTCTGGTGATACCACCAAGAAGTTTGCACCACCTCTAAGAGTTTTCTGGTGTATTGCGTTACTTACAGATTGTATTTTGTTTCCAAGTGTTTGGAACCACTCACCTTTTGTGTAAGCAGATGCGTTAGCAGCTGTTTCTTCAAAGGCAGTACCAGCGTTGTTTAGCTCGTAACCAACTTTAGCACTCCATTTCTCAGTTTTTGCAGATGCATTTGCATACAACATATCTAAGATTTCTAAGTCAATTTCCATTGAAATGTACTCAGAAAGTAGTGCAGTTAGTTCAGCTTCAGCATCGACTGAATGATAAGCGTTCAAGTCTTGAGCAAGTTCTGGTGTCCAGACTGCTTTTAACTTACGAGTTTTCGCAATGATTGGAATACTCTTTAACGCAATATCTAATTCAGGAATATCGATATCTGTTTCTGGGTTTGCATCGACTTGTGCAGCAGTTGCTTCAAAGTCTGTTCTATCATAGTTAGTACCTTTAACTTTGTGATATGAAACCACTAAGTTAGCAGGTGCACCAGCAGCAGATTTCTTTACGATGAACGCGATTTGTGTTTTAGCAGCGTTCAATGTAGTGTAAGCTGGGAAGAATTCATCGAACCCACTACCACTAATTGAGAATGCTCTAACACCATCTTCGTCATAATCAGATAAAGCTGCAGTTGCAACATTAATCTTCATAAGACCGTCATCAGCAACATTACCTGTTACTACTGAACTTGATAGGTCTGGTTCAAAGTCAACATCACCCCATGCAACAGAACCTGATGTATATGTACCAGATGCTACACTTGAAGCGTGTATTGATTGAGCCGCGGAATCACTATCATTGATAGAATATCCGAATTTTCCAGCACCATACAAACCACCACTTGCATCACCTGAACCTGATGTATTACCATATACATCTGAGTTATTAGTGTGTAAGTCTGTTTGTGCAGTACCATATTTAAAGTCAAGATAGAAAATAAGTCCTGAAGGCAAGTTCATTGGCTGTACAGAAACAAATTCCTGTGCTGCTAATTCACCAAAGATTCTACGAACTAAAGGAAGTGCTACTCCACTCCACTCTTCTGAGTTTGCAGATGTACCTGTTCTTGAAGCTTCATCAATTAATTGACGAGCTTGATTTTCAAGAAGTACGGCCATTCCGTTTACTTCGTGTTCTTTACCCATGCCTTCTAAAAGACCTGTTGGTTCCCATTTCTTGACCAATTTACGAGTTTGTTCAAGTAGTTGTCTTTGTGGATTATATCCATCCATTAAAGACTCTACTGATTTGAATTTGTCACTCATTTTTTAGTCTCCTAATTATAGTATGTTTGCTAATTTCTTGAAACGCCCTTTTAACTCAGCACCCTCAGAAAGAACTTCATCCTTTTGTGTTTTAGTAGAAGCAACAACTTTAGAACTTGAACCTTTAGATACTTTAACAGGTGCAACTTTTACACCTCTAAAAGATTCTGCAAGTGTCGAGTAAACAAGTTTGATTTCTCTAAGATTCTTAGTTCTATCAAATGTTTCAACAACTTTCAATTTCTGTTCGTTACTTAAACCAAACGCACGGAATAGTTTGTTTGAGAATAATAGTTTTGCGTTTAACAAATTAACTTCGTTTAATTTTTCACGAAGATATTTTACAACATCTCTGTGCTCTTTAACTTCTGCTTGAAGTGTAGCGACTTCATCATGAGTCTCATCTTCATCTTCCTCTTCAGAAAGTGCTTTTAAGACTTCTTCTAAATCGATTTCTTCGTCAACTTCTTCATCTTCATCATGTGCTTCTCCCTCTTTAACCACATCGTGGTCATCGAGTTCTTTTCCAGCAGGTTCGTCTTTACCTTCGCCTTCTGGTCCTTGTGCACCTGTTTCAGTAGAATCGTTAGCTTTAGCATTTACTTTATTATCAGCTTTACCAATATCAGATGATACATCGTTTTCGTCAACTTTTTCTTCGTCTCCGTCTTCTTCATCTTCTTCTTTGATTTCTGCTTCTAATTCAGCAAGAATTGATTCGAGGTCGAGTTCTTCTTCCATTTCATCATCTTCATCTTCAATTTCAGATACTTCTTCAGCATCTTCATCTTCGTCTTCGATTTCTGAAACTTCAGCATCTTCATCTTCGTCTTCAATTTCAGATACTTCTTCAGCATCTTCATCTTCGTCCGCGATTTCAGCAACTTCTTCTTCTTCAGATTCTTCACCTGCAGGTTCTTCTGCTGGTGCTTCTTCATCAGAAACTTCCATTTCTTCGTCTTCGTCTCCATAGCCTTCTTCTTCGACATCATGGTCTTCACCTTCGTCTTCGATTTCTGCTTGAATCTTCTGTGCTAACATTGATTTCAATTTAGGTGTGAACGCTTCTTCAAGTGCCATCTTTGCGTTCTCTAAAGCTGTTTCACGAACTGCTTTAGCATCTGCAATGGCTTCTTTTAGTAAATCATCCATTTTATTTTCCTTGTAATTGGATTCAGTATAGTTATTAGGAACTATAATAAGATTTAATTATCTTTGCGGTTACACTTTATGATGTACGGAATGTACGAAAGTGTATTTTGTTTTATATAAATATATAAAACTTAAAAAATATACACACTTAGTGTGAATTATTTTAATCTTTTTCTTTAAGTACTTTATACTTGTTTCGTAGAATAGCTTTATTTTTCTCTTCTCTTTTAATAGCAGATGGTTTAACATAGAACGACCTTTTTCGTAACTCTAACATTAACCCACTTTTCTTTACTTTCTTTTTGAAAATTGAAATAGCTTTTTCTATTGATTGTCCTTTTCGGACTTCTACTTTTACCAAATTAACCTCTTAGTCTGTTTCTTTTTCACCTTTATAGTTAGCATCTACATAATTGAAAAATTTCTTTTTCTTATCATCTTCTAACTCATCTGGTGAACTAATTCCAAATTTTTTCATTGCCTTCTGAAAGAATACTTTGTAATCTCCCTCTTCGATATCGTGGCCTTTAGGTTCTTCTAATCCAGCTTTAATCTTTTTATCTTCTTGACCTTCTGGTTCACCCTCTAATTCAAAATAACGATTTAGTACATGACCCATATCCTCATACAATCCACCCATTCTTTGTTGTAATGAATTAGATTCTTGAGCAATCTTACCAAATTGTTTAGATAAGTTTGTTAACTCTTTCATGTTACGATTGACTGTAACTTTATCAAACCAATCATCTGTTTCACTTAAGGTATATGATTTTGCCTTGTTTGCAATATCTGCTAAACTTTCAGCAATCTTCTTCAAATTCTCTTCTTGTTGAAAAGTTTCTGAATACTTAGTAAATTGTGATATTGCTTCTTTCACATCATGTGCAGAAACCCTTTCACTCTTACCATACATATCCTCTACAATATCAGTAAGACCAGTGTTTGTACCATGACCAATTACTTGGGTAGTTACAACTCCACCTACTACTGAAAAATTCTCTTTTATTAAGTCTTTTAACTTTGCCATTTTTGTATCTCCTTATACCTTAATAAATATCATGAACTTCGCTTTTTACCACCAAGATATTTACGAAATCTTTTATCTACTTTACTCCATAACACAATTAACATATCTCGTACACCTACGCTTGTATCTTGTGCTGGACCTGATTTAATACTTTGTATGATATCCATTGCATCATATCTTCCACCTTTAACACCATCCATCATAGTTTTGATAGATAACTGAGATGCTTTATTAAAATATTTACCCATTGTATTGATATCTTTTTCTACAAACTTTTTTGCTTCTGCATTAGAATATCCTAACATTGGTACATGCATCTTATGTGTGGTTTTAATTGAACCAGGTACATACATTGAATCTTCCTCTAAACCATCTTTACCATCTAAATAATTATGAACACTCTGTAAATCTTCCATAGATGTAGTTAACTTAGATTGTACCCATGCTGGTAATTGAACTTCACCATCACCATCAGAATCAGCATTTTCAATCTTTTGAAGAATCATCTTAGAGTATTCCATACTTCTCTCTAATTGACCTTTTGCCATTTGGCCTTCGTGGTCATCAACTTCTTGTAATCTAAAATCTTTCCATTGAGACCACATTTTATGTGTCATTGTTTTACGCATTACTTATTCCTCTTATACATAGTAATTTTTCTTTTCATCGTTGGTGATGATAATTCTTTGTTTGCATTAACTAATGCATCAACAAATCCCATAAGAACTCCATTTTTTTTCAGTAAGTATTCAACATTTTTAACATCACCCTTTTTAGATTTTTTAGCTAAATCCATAAACTTTCGTGATAAACTATCTCGTAATGTCTTTAAATTTGTTACACCATATCCTGATATAAGTACTTGTGGATTCTTCTCATCGAACTTCCCATCTTTCATATCTTGAGATACATTATATAAACTTTCATTTACAGAACAACATGAATCTCCACAATGACATTCTTCTTCTTTTATTAAATCTTTTAACTTAATCATCTTGTTTCTACTTTGTTCTTGTTTAACCACCAATCTACTTTGTTGATTAATATCTCTTCATCTCTTTTATTATTACCACGAGTACCAAACGCATTTAAATAATCCTTAACTAAATAAAATGCTGGTTCTACATCCTTTTCACGAGGTCGTATGTTAGCAACCACTTGTGATGCTTGTAAATCTGTAGTTACATGGTATTGTAAAAAATCATAATCAAACAAACTCGTATAAATACTTGAGTTTTGAATGTTCTGTAGAACTGGTTGGCTTTTATCACTTCTCCAATCCCACTTATTCTTATACTTAGAATGTCCCCACCCCATTATAAATGCATACCCTTGATACATTAATGAATCTGGTTTTCTTGCTTTACCTGGTTTACCAAGATAATCTAATTTATGAAAACCATCTTTCTTTGCCATCATACAAAGTTTTTTTGTACTTGATGGTACTTTAAATCTTTTACCAGTTTCCTTTTCAGCTCTCTTTATTTCTTTCATAAAGTCATCTGGAAATACAATCTCTACTATTAAATCTTTTAACTTAATCATCTTTTGTATAACCACCCACCATGTACATCGAATCTTGCATATGTTTTAGGTTCAAAGATATTACCCCTTACACCCTTTGCTCTTCCATTGTATCCAGCAGGTTTATAAATATCACCATTACTTTTATCTACAAAGAAGTGAACACTTAATCCATTCTTTGGTTCATTTGCACGAACATTAACTATTCTATCAAACTTTGGTCCTTTTTTCAAATGTGCGGGATGTTCCCAATGACCACTTTCATATGTAGATGGAAATGATTTTTTATGTTGTTTCTCTGCAGATTTCTTCATAAAGGTTAACATCTTTTTCATTGCTTGGTCATATCCTTTAAGTGCTTCGTTTTGTGCAGTGATTTCTTTTGCAATATCTTTTGCGATATCTTCACCTATAATATCTTTTAATTTAATCATTACCAAATCCTCGCAAATGCACCTGAAGTAATCGTATTGGACATACTACCAATTTGTTTTCCTACTCTTTGTGCGTTGAATCCCATATATTCATTATCAGGATTTCTCTTCTTATCTTCTATATCTCTTTTTAAATCCATATGATAAGAATCTATCTTTTCATAAAACTTATTCATAGCGGTTGTGATATCACTTAACGCTCTCATTACATCACCCTCATCTTTAGGGTCTAACTTTTTACCTTTCATTATTTTATCAGAGTGTGCATTTGGTTTACCACCTACTAATCCAACAATTAGTTTATTAGCATAATCTTTTGTTTTCATAATTACACTTTTTACTTTTGCTGGGTCATTGTAGATATTCTTTAATGCATCTTCATATCTTCTTTCGTTTTCATATTGGAAATCCTTATCAGTTTTCCATGTCCAAGAACCATCTTTAATATTTGACCTTAATTTTCTTAATTTTGAAGCACCCATGTAAGGTAAATCTTCTTCAAGTGAAATTTTATAAAATTGAATACCATCTATCTTTTTAACTGATGCTGGACTTTGCCATCCGTATTTATTTAAACCGAATGTTTTCATATCTTCAGAACCATACGCTGTAGGATTTTTTACTTGAATATCTTTACTTCTCCAAGATTTTGTGTACCATAATGATTTACCATCTTTGAATACACTTACAATTGTTCCCTTATCTATTTCTAAATTAGATTCCCAATATCTATTACCTTTTGCTTTAAGAGTTACTTTCTTACTTGCTACTGCAATTGCAATACCCTTTCCAGGTAATTTAGATTGTTTTGTAATTTGATTATCTTCAATCTTACTTGCTTCTAAACCCAATCTTGCCAAGTAACTATATAAATCTCTATCTAACGAACCTCTATTACTCACAGAAAATTTTCTTAATAGTTTACTTTTAAAAGCTTCTGTTAGATAAGATACTTTCGATTCTTTTAATATATCTGTTAATTTAATCACTATAATCTCCTACAAACTTGTGTACATACCTGTGTATTTTGTGAACATATCTTGTAATTGGTCATTATAAATACCTTTAAGTTTCTTCTTATTCTTAATTCCCTTTATGGTTACCCAATCAAAACTCATGTTATATAAATCTCTACCTCTATCTAAATCTATTGTGACATGGTTTACTCTTTTGGAATTTCTACCAATCTTGAAACTCATTCCATTAGGTCCTACACCAAAGTGTTTTGCTCCTGTCATCATAATAAACCTATTACCACCTAATTGTTTTAAGGTTTCACCAGCTTGTCTTTTATCCATTGCTTCTTTATAAACTATCTTACCACCTTTAGATTCTATACCAATCTTATGATTTGGAAATTTTTTCTTTATATCATCCATATATGCTGGAATCTCTTTTAAATTTTTCACCATAGTGCTTCTCTTTATACTATTGTTTTTACTCACAATAATAGTCCAAGGTCCTGCTGTTCCACCTTTACGAATATTTCTCATCATATTAGAAGTTTTACTTTCTACCTCTAATCCTCGTTTTTTCTTTTTCTTCAACTGAGTGTTCATGTATTCTTTTGTAGATTCATTTGCAAGTTTAAGGGCATCTTTTACTTTTTTGTCATTAGACAATCCCTTTTTAATTTTTTCAATCTTCTTAACAGCATTCGTCATATTACCACTCATCTGTATAGCTATCGATATTGCTTTCTTTTGATGAGAACTTAATTTTCTTTCATCTACTGATTCTTTTTGTGAATAATCTGGGTCAAGTTTTTTCATCTTCATTAAAATATCTCTTAACATCTCTCTATCTGTAGAATCATATCCGATTTCAAAATCTGGTTTCTTCTTTAATAATACTGAGTATGCAATTCCAATATCTTTCATCTTTAGAGTTCTTTTCTTTTTATCAGGATAAACTCCTTTTGGCCCATAGAAATCATTCATATATTTAACGAACCCTTTGTAAGTAGTTTCATCTAAATGGAATATTGGATTTATATTTTCGTTCTTTACACAATTAGGATATGTTTTACCGAACATTTTCTTTGTTCCTTTTTTCTCATATCCTTTCCAACATTTCTCAACTAATTTTACAATGTGTTCTGTTGTTTCAAACTTCATCAAACCTGACATAATCTCTGCTTTCTTTGATGCGTTTGCATTTCTATAAGCTTTCTTTATGTAATCATAGGTTTTACTAACCATTTGTTTTGCATCTTCAGGTGTGTTACCATACTTGATTAGTAATTGTTCAATCTTTTCTTTTTCACCCTCGTTAAGTATAGATTCTCCGAGTGCTTGTTTTGATTTTATCATAAACTCTATCCAATGTTTTTTGTAAAAGTTCATCAACATCAATCCTTTTTTTCTATCTTTCTTTGCAATATTTTTAATAGCAGATTTTAATTTCTTATCATACTTCTCTGCTTCTAATTCTGAAAAGGATTCTTTTTTGATTTTTAATAGGTGTGGTCCTGCAGGTTCATCACCTAACTCACCATCTTCACCATAACCACAAGTTCCCTCAAGGTTTAGTTCTTGTTCAATTAGTTCTCTAATTGTTTTCTTTAACCATTCTTGTGTCACTTTGTTTGGTTTCCCTTTATGTTTGGTTGATGCAAAATCTTCTGCATCTTTCTTTGTCATTGATTTAGCAACTTTCTTCACTTCTGGTGAAGCATCACTTGGGTCCATCTCACCCTTATTGAGTGCATGAACCATTCCCATAAATCTTTGTTGTGCTTTAGATTTGGAAGGCATTACTTTGCCAATCCATCACCGATAAAAGTTTTTCCTAACTTACCACTATCTGGTGTAGCAAAATCTTCTAATCCAACTTTACCTTTCTGTGGTTGTGGTGCATCGTTACCATCAGCAAATTCTGTAAATGTAGGGTTTGTAATTTGGCCATTAGGTGGTATAGGTATACCCTCTAAACCAGTGTCTCCACCCAAACTATCGTTTTCTTTAGGTATGTTTGGTAGTTTTTTATCTTCTAAACCAGGCATATTACTCTCCTCTTATAATCTTATTAACGATATCTTCTGCTTTACAATACTTACCACAAGTTCTACTTTGTTGTGTATTATCAACACCCTCACTTAGTGGATGCATGAAAGCACCATGTGTAGATGGATTACTTACAAAATCAAAAGCGATAAGTTCGAAATCTTGTCCTACTTTCATCACATCTCCATCTGCTTCACTAACTTGTTCTACTGAACCCATTCCACGAGAACTGATACCTAACTTGATACCATTCTTGAATAATTCTCTTAAAATATTTCCACTTGGTGTGGTTAGTATTTCTACTGTCCCTAATAAACTATCTCCCTCAAAGTGCATCTCAGTTACATTATGTGATACATTTTGTAGATTAACAACTGAACTATCTGGATGGTCTAATTCACCCAACGCTCTACTTTGTTTAATAAAGTTTTGAGCATAGTTTTTTGCTTCTCTTGTTAGAATTTCCTTTGGATATACTCTACCATTTTGGTTTTTAGCATCTGCTCTTTGTAATACACCCTTAACAACTAACTTACCATTATTTTCTTTCATGGATTCGTTAATTTGTTCTGGTGATATTTCAAATGGTATGTAATCTACAATTAGGTTTTTCATCTTACTTCATCCTTTTAATCATTTGAACTGAATCTTTCATGAATCCAGTCACATTACTCTTATAAGCCTTTTTGATTTCTTTTGCCAACTTTTGGTTTTCTGGTCTTGGGTCTCTTAAGAATGCCTGTTCTAATTCAAACATTGCTTTTCTTAATGATGCTTCATGTTTTGCAATCTTACTCATCGCTCTTCTTGCGAATCTTACATCATCTGGTCCCTCTTGTACCTCACCAGTAAATTGTCTTTTGTAGAAAGCTGCATCTGATTTAGATTGTTTCTTAGGTTCAGATTTTTCTTTACCTTTGAACTTATCTTTAATTCTTTGTATGATACTTTTTGCTTTTTTCTTAGCAGGTTCAGCAATTGCCGAATCTTTAGATTTTATTGCAGTAGAGAGTTTTATTTTATTTTTAGTTTTTGGATTAGAGATAGATTGTTGTTGCATTGCTGCAGCTACTGCTGCTGCAACGACTGGGTTTTCCATCAATGTACCCTCTCTTTGAAAGTTCATCTTTTTCTTTGCTGCTTTTTCTGCTGCATCCATCTTAGCGTTTGCATCATCTGCTGCTTTAGACATCTGTTTATCAACTTTTTTATTTGGTTTTGCTTCACCTTTTTCTACAGATTTTTTACCATCAATCTCAATCTCTGTACCTGGTTTGATGATATGGTCTTTTTTATACTTATCGTATTGTGCTTTTGAACCAAACTTTAATTCTTTTAATTTTTGCTCTTTATGCCATTTCATGGTATCTTCAAGAGTAGGTAACGGGTCACCAAACTTTCTATTTAAGATATCAATCGATTCTTTTAAATATTTATCGTTCATTTTAAGTTCCCTACTTTGTTTGCCATCTTGACTAATCTTTCTGAAATCTTTGTGATTGCCTTATGTGTATTTTTCCAATACGAGTTTGAATCAACATTTAATTCGGTTTTTAATTTAACTGCCATCTTAACCATCTTATCTAACTCGTTTAGTGAGTTTTTAACTTCACGAATACTTTTACCAATTTTTTGTTTTGGTGTTAAGGTTTCGTCGTTTCTCCAATCGTGATAACGACCTTCGTTTACTGATTCAAGTTTTTTATCAATTTGTTTACCAAGTGATGGTTGAACTCGTTGTACATCTTTAATTGCCTTCAATCCACCTTTAAGTATTCTTGCAATTCTTGCTTTAGCTTGTGATTTAGATGATGCGTTAACGATAGTTTGTATTACATTACCATCTCCCTTATCAACTTTAACTGCGAACATTACCTCATTAACTTGTTCTTTTACCTTTTCATATCCACCAACTTCACCATCTGTTGGATGACCAGAGCCAGTAGAGAACGCTTTAGGTGTATCATAATGAATACCAGTTCCACTCTCTCCACCTGCAGATACAGTCGTGGATACTTCTTCTATTTCCTTACGAATAAGGTGTTTGAGTATTTCTTTAAATCTTGTTTTAGTTATTTTGGTGGACATTGTCTAACTCCTTGATTAACTCATAGTATCTCATCAAAGCCACAACATGGGAATCCTTTACTAACTTACCACCAATTGAGGTATCAGTATGTTTGATTGCCTCAGAAAGTTTTATTTTAGTAATCTTGTCATCTATTCTTGTTAGATGTGATTTTAATTTAGATTTTACTTTTGTAACTTCAGAATCTATGAATTCTCTCAAAGAATTAGTGTTTGATAAGTTATTGATGTATTCCCTCAATAGATTTTTTTGAGCTTCATTTAGATTTGTGTATTTTTTATTGAATTTATCAACTAATAACTGATAAGTTAATAATCTTACATCCGTATCTTGAGTTTGGTACGACTCTAACACTTTATTAGAAGATTTGTTTGATTTGATGTCTGTGTCTGTGATTGCTTCTAATATAGTTATTTTTGAATCTGTTTCCTCTACAGAATCTACTACTTCTTTTACAGATTCATTTTCAAATAAAGTATAAACTGATGCTAATACTTTATAGTTTGGAATTCTTGAATTAAAAAACGCGTTTACACCATAGTTTTCTTTGATTTCTTTTATCAAATTGTATTTTTCATTTCTTAATCTACGATTTGATAATTTTCTACGATTTTTAATCACTGCTTCGATTAATATCTCAGCTTGGTTTAAATTTTTGTACTTTTTTTCGACCAAAATCTTATAAAGTTCATTTTCTTTACCCAATTGGGATTTATTATTGAAAAATTCCTTTATGATTTTTATAGCAGGTGAATCTTTTTTATCATTCATTACATCCACTGCAATCTGTCTGGTAAGTAACTCGAAAAGTATACCAGTATTTTTTATTTTATTATGCTTCTTTTGGGTTGACATCAAACACTCCAATATTTTTATTTATTCGTACCATATATAAATATAAAACTTTCAAGAAATCGTTATTTATCTTCCTTGAAATCTTTATATTCCTCATTAATTTTTTCACTATCCATAGTTTCTTTCAAAACTTTTCTAGCCTGTTTACCAAATGATTTTTTCAAACCATCATAATGTGCTAAAGCCATCGGAATCTTTGGTCTACCAAGTGGTTCTCTACCTCTTGCACTACCATCTTTGTTATATTTACTAACTTCCTTTGGTCTTCCTGCTCCATCAAATCCACCCTCTGGTGCACCACCCTCGTCTTTAAATACTGAACCTGATTTTGATTCTTGGTCAAAACCACCTGATTGCATATCACTTGGTGTACCTACTGATTCACCACTATCTGCTGGGTCATTACCCTCTGATTCAATCTGGTCAAATCTGAATTTAGTTTTTTGGTCATGTACCAACTCTTTATCCATTGTATCAATTTGGTCATCAGAAAAGTTAAAGATGTTCTTATAAATCCACTCCGTACTCATCATCTTATTATCTTTCATATCACGAGCAAGATTTATTTTATTACTCCACAATTCAATCTTTTCTTGTTCATAAATTGTAGATGGACTTGTTAGGTTTAGTTCAAAGTTTACCAACTCTGCATCTGTATACCCTTGTGAGTATAAATGTACAACAGCAATCTTAGTTAACTCACTAACAAGAATTCTTTGAACTCTTTCAATAGTACGAGCAAATCTAACATCCTCTGCTGCTAATGTTGCTTTTGAACCTAATCCCTCTTCATATCCTAAGAACGCTTTTGGTACATGAAGTGCAGCCAATAAACGATTCTTTAGATATTCAATATCTTCTGTAGTTTCATAAGTCATTCCAGGTAGTGATTCGATATTTGTACCACTATCTCCACCTCGAACTGGCATAAAGAAGTCTTCTGTAAGATTCTGTATGTTGAACTTCAAATTATAATCACCTGTCTGGTCATCCATAAATGGAGTCTTCTTCATTTTGTTGATAATTCTTTGCATATAGTTATCAACTTCATTCGGTGGTATGTTTCCAATATCTACTTTGAATACTCTTTTTTCTGGTGCTCTCATGATTCTATGTATTAACATAGCATCTTCCATAAGAGTTAATTGTTTCCAAACCTTTCTACCACTTTCTAAAATAGATTTACCATAAGGCATTAGATTACTATCACTTGCTAATCTGAAGTGTGCAATTTGAAAATTTTCAAATTCTATTTTTTTACCATTACTTGAACGAGTAAAATAAGGATGTTGTGATTCTTGTGATTCCATATAGAACTTTACATAATATGGATTTTCTGGGTCTTCTCCCTCTGAACGAACCAATTCGTATGAAGATATTGGTATTACATTTGTGATACCATACTTATCCTCTACATCTAAGTATAAAAAGAAGTCTCCATACTTTACGAGGTTTCTTGTCCAAGGCCATAGATTAAATTCAATGTTCATGATATCATAGAACAAATTATGTAAGATTTGTTTTATATTATCATTATCACTTTGAATCTCTAATGCTTGACCATATGGATTTTTCATTGTAGATTCATCCGCATAAATATCAAGTGCAGATGCGATAATGGAATCAGCTTCCATAGTTTCATAATCTTTGAATAATCCTAATCTTGCTTGTTGTAATTGTGCAAAACTTGAATATCCACTATTTGCCATATCCAATCCACTATGTAGTTTTGAATACCTATCAACCAAGTGTGACTTTGTTGCTGCCTGCACTTGTTCAGTATCTGCTACTTTTAATTTTTTTCCACCGACATTCCTTACGATAACATTTGTTGAGAACAATCGTCTCAGTCTACCGAATAATGTTTTGTCTGCCATTTTTTACCTCACTTACAAGAGCCACTCTAATGACTCTTTCTTTTTATCTACATCCCATTCCCAAGAATCATTTTTGTTCTCTTCTGGTGTATAAAGACCATCAACATCTTGCATTCTGTTTAAGGTCTTTTTTGTTAATTCAATTCCCTCAGTTCGTAATCGTAATGCAGTATCACGAACCCACAAACCAATAGCAAAGGACATGACTAAATCATCATTATATCCTGTCATTGCTTCGGCTCTATTATTATTGTAGATGAAAGTAAATAATTCATCAATCAAACGATTACTACGAACTACTACACTCTCCTCTCTAAAAAATTCTTCTAGCTTAGCTATAATTA